ACCTGGCGAAGGTACCAAGGGTGATCAAGCTAGTCCTATCAGTAAGTTTATCGATCAGGCGGAGACAACACAAAGGATTAAGGTCTTTGAGGGGTCACAGAAGTTCTATAGAGATTTCGTTTGGGTCGGAGATATAGTTGATCTAGTTTTGAACAACGATAAACCTTCTGGCATCTATGATCTTGGAACTTCTAATCCTATTTCTTTTCTTGATGTAGCAGAAATGGTAGCCGAGAAGTATAGTGCTAAGATTGAAATAATACCATTCCCAGAACATCTCAAGAAGGGATATCAAACGTACACTAGTGCTATGGATATCTGGGATCACAAATTCAAAACTGTTAAGGAGTATTTAGATGACAGTAGTGTTCACTAACGGATGCTTTGATATTCTTCATCCAGGACACATAGAGATGCTTGAGTACGCTAAATCATTAGGCGACTACTTGTATGTGGCATTGGATACTGATGAGAGAGTCAGTCGCAAAAAGCCTGGGCGTCCCATTAATAACCTACAATATAGATCGATCATGATGCAGGCTCTACATGCTGTAGATAATGTTTTCTGTTTTAGTTCAGATGATGATTTAAGAAGTCTGATTAAGAACTATAAACCTGATATCATGGTAGTAGGTTCTGATTGGCTTGGTAAGGAAATCATAGGATCCGAATATGCAGGAGAGGTTAAATTCTATAATAGGAATCCTAACTTCTCAACGACCGACACTATCAATAGGATAAAGAGCATTGAGATACGTGATAGACATAGATGGAACGATCTGTAGTTACGACAACGAGACTAGCGATTACGCTCACGCTAATCCTATTGTTGATCGTATCGAATATATAAATGACCTGTATTCTCAAGGTAATCATATTACCCTATACACAGCCAGGGGTATGGGGCGTCACTCTAACAACTCGGACGCCGCTTGTAATGAGTTCTTAGAGTTGACACTTGATCAACTAACAGATTGGGGTGTATTCTATGATGAACTATTTATGGGTAAGCCCGCTGGTGACATATACGTAGACGATAAAGGGATGCATGCTAATGATTTCTTTTGTGACTAAAGAATGCAAGTATTGCAATAAAGAATTTAAGGTTTCTAGTAAAAACAAAAGAGCACTGAAACGCCTGTATTGTAGTCGCTCCTGTCAATCTAAAGGTATTTCTAGGACTGACATTAGAAAAAATACGATATGTTTGGTATGCGATAAAGAGTTTAAGCATTACGGTGAACGCGTATTGTGTAGTCGTGAATGCAGTGCCAAATATATGTCTATGGAAAGATTAGGTATAAATAATCCAGCATATAGGGGTAACTTAAAGTTTGTTGAAGTGCAGTGTTTGTATTGTAACGAGCCCTTTAAATATACCATGGCAGGTAGACATAAAGAAAGACTACCTAAGTTTTGTTCTCGTGAATGTTTTGCTCTTAGCCAATTAGGAATCAACAAGGAAACAGGAGAACCAGCTAAATACAATAAACAGTACCCTTACGAGTTTAAAGTATTACGCGAAACGATTAAGGCAAGAGATCATTTTACCTGTTGTTTATGTGGAGCATCTGAATCTCTTCATGTTCATCATATAGATTATGATAAAAATAATAACGATAAGGACAATCTTATTACACTCTGCCAAACGTGCCACATGCTAACAAATTTTAATAGGTCATTTTGGGAAATCATTTTTTCAGCTGTTCTATCTGGATCTAAATTAGTAAGAAAAGGTTGGGGTTTTGAGGTTCACATTACCAATAATAATTCTTACTGTCTAAAGTATTTGGTCTTTTTTAAAGATAGAAAGTTTTCATTTCATTATCATCCACTTAAAAAAGAACTTTGGCACTGCTTGTTGGGGGAGTTTGATTGTATCCTTCAAAAAGAAGATGGTGAGAAGAATCTTGTTAAATTTAGAAAAGGAGATAAGATAGAAGTGGAATCGGGAATCAAACATCAATTGACAGCTTTAAAAAATTCTATCTTAATAGAAGTTTCTACTGAGCACTTTGATGAAGATTCTCATCGCATTATCAAGGGGGACTGATGTCTATCACATTTTCACAGCTAGGAAGAATGGGTAGGCTGGGCAACCAGATGTTCCAGTACGCTGCTCTCAGGGGTATAGCCGAATTCCACGGGTATCACTGGGTCATCCCACCATCTACTGGTACTAACGAATGGTTTGAACATAGACTATTCAGGATGTTTAAAATGGACTCAGTCCAGCACACTAATATCGGGAACATTAATCCTTCACGCACAGTAGAAGAGTCTTCACACTGCTTAGACGAGAATCTTTTCTACGGATGCCTAGACGATACGGATATAGTTGGATACCTACAGTCACCAAAATACTTTAACCATATTAAAGAAATCATCAAACAAGACTATGCGTTTAAGGACGAGATTAAAGAGTCAGTTTCGAATTGGAGAAATACGATAGATGGGGATGTAGTTTCCATACATATACGTAGATCTGATTACGTGAATCTTCCACTTCATCATCCATTACCGCCAGTTGAATACTACGAGAAAGCTATAAGTAGCTTTGGTAATGTTTCGTTCGTGGTCATTTCAGACGATATCGAATGGTGTAAACAACAAGAAGTTTTCCAGGGCGACAACATCATATTCCCACCCATGTCATCACAAGAATTCGATTTATGTTTGATGACTATTTCGGATGGTAATATCATCAGCAATAGCACGTTCAGTTGGTGGGGAGCTTGGCTCTGCCCCAGTGATGACGTTGTTATCCCTTCTAAATGGTTTGGTCCCGCACTCTCAGATAAGGATACGTCAGAGTATTATGTTGATGGATGGCGTTCAATATGAAAACACTTAATCAATTCTTTGATCATATATACTGTATCAATCTAGACAGGAGACCTGACCGATGGGAGGAATGCCTACGAGAGTTTGATCGTGTAGGACTAACAGATGTAGAGAGATTTAGTGCATGTGATGGTAACGTTATGGGCTGGGACTCTCCTTTGCTTCCTGGTGAACTAGGGATTATCCAAAGCCATGTAAAGTTAGCTGAAGATGCCATTAGAAATGGATATCAAAATGTCCTTATTCTTGAAGATGATGTTGAATTCAGTCTTACGTTCAGTATCGATTTCATGATGTGGCAGGAAGAGGTTCCAGATGACTGGCAGATGCTGTATCTTGGGGCTAACCTAGCAGGATGGAACCCTAATAAGGGTGTCCACTCTGAGCATGTCGTCAATGGTTATCATCTGTTTGCCGCTCATGCCCTTGGTCTAAGGCTTAACGTATTAGAGGATGTTTACTTCTCTCATTATCAAGATAAAGCGATTGATGTTTGGTATGCGGAAAATTCCGTGTATCATAAGCCTTATCTGTTCATCCCTAGAATGGCATGGCAGAGAGCAAGTTATTCTGACATACAAAATGAAGACGTAAGTTATGGATTCTTACGTCGTGGACAATGGGGAGTAGATTCCTGATGAAAGTAGTAATCTGTGGCGCTGGAGGCTTCATTGGTGGTCACCTAGTTGACGACTTAGTGTTGCAGGGACATAGTGTTACCGCAGTTGATATCAAGCCCTTCCACGAATGGTTCAATATCAACCCCGATGCTAGCAGTATGATGGCTGATCTAAGACTAAGGCATGAGTGCTTTAGGGTTCTTAGTAGAGAAACCGATTGGGTTTTTAACCTCGCTGCAGACATGGGTGGAATGGGGTTTATTGAGACCCATAAAGCTGACTGCATGCTAAGCGTACTGATTAGTACACACATGCTAGATGCTACACAGAGACTTGGCATACCTAATTACTTCTACTCTTCATCAGCATGCGTATATGCCGCTGATAGGCAGCTAGAAGCCGATGTAACGGCCTTGAAAGAGTCAGACGCATATCCTGCCATGCCAGAGGATGGCTACGGCTGGGAGAAGTTATTCTCTGAGCGTATGTGTCGTCACTTCCGAGAGGATTATGGAGTGAATACTAGAGTAGCTCGCTTCCATAATGTCTACGGTCCACGTGGATCTTACGATGGTGGACGAGAGAAGGCTCCAGCCGCCATTTCTCGTAAGGTAATAGAGGCAATGCGTGGTAATGGTGAGATTGAAATCTGGGGCGACGGAGAACAAACCCGTAGCTTCATGTATATCGATGACTGTGTTGAGGGGATTCAGAAGATTGCATTTGGTGACTATCTAGACCCACTTAATCTTGGCTCAAATGAGCTAGTGAGTATCAACCAGTTAGTTGATATAGTAGAAGATATCGCTGGATTCAAATGTAAGCGTTCGTACAAGCTGGACGCACCCCTCGGAGTGCGTGGTCGCAATAGTGACAACTCCTTGATCAAATCTGTTTACGGATGGGAACCTAGTATCTCTCTACGTGACGGTATGGAAAAGACATATAAGTGGATTTATGACGAAATGAGTAGGTAATGAATAGAGCATTTATAATGGTTAGCCAAGAGCTTTTGAAAGAAGGCCTACATCTTCCAGATGGTATGTTTTTATACGCTTCGGAATATGAACCTTCATGTAATTCGTTTAAGTTTTATTTTACAGGTCCAGTTGCAAACGATACCCCAGAGGGCTTCCCAACTGAACAACACGAATTAACTATTACTAAAGAGTAAAGGCTTACAACTCACTTATTTGTAATCCTTTCTGCACTAAGAAAGGAGTTACTCATGCCGGATCCTATTTGGGATGAGAAGTCAGCTTTGGCTGACTTACTTTTTGATACTAATCATTCTTTCGATGAGATCGCAGCCTATTTCGATTGGTCTAGATCTGAGCTCTCTCGTCAAATTAAACTAAATGGTCTTGATTGGGTTAGAAGATCCTCTAAGAAAATGTCAAGAGGACAAGCATCTCTTACTCATATAATGAAAAGACTAATACCTGGTGGACGTATAATTAATGAGCATCATATAGGTGAACGCTTAAGGATTGATGTCTACTGTCCGGATTTTAAACTGGCTGCTGAATACCATGGACGCCAGCACTATATCCATATCCCAGCTTTCCACGAGACATACGATGACTTTCTCCGTGCTCAGCAAAGAGATGAGAGAAAGCTTGAGTTGTGTAGGGAAAATGGCATTATCCTGGTAGGATTCAAGTACAGTGATGAGCTAACTGAGGATGCAGTTTATAACAGGCTTCTAGATGCGATACGTTCTACTCCAGTTCTAGAAGAAAAGCCCTTTATTAAACCTAAGGTATCCATATCAGGCAAGGGCTCACCTCAGTATGATGCGATAAAGTCAAAGAGAAGAGAGTTCGAAAGAGATCTTCGAAGAAAGATCAAGCAGGAGAGGAAAACACGTGAACAAGACAGAACGCCGACAGACGAAGAGCCAGACGGTCTTTATTAAGATCATCACTACAAAGGGCGCTTTAGTCGGTAGAGTTAGAATGAAGAAGAAGGATCTTAAAGAGATGAAGGCGTTTGCACGTCTGAAGGGTATAACTCTTGATGAGTTCTTTGTCGATGCCATAAGAAGGGGTATCGATGGAAGATAATGTGGATGTCCCCTTTGACTATCAAGTCTTAGCCTCATGCTTCCGTGTACCGGGGGCCATTGTAAAGTTTGTTGAAGAACTAGATCCAAAAGATGTTGGAGATGTACATGGTTTCACTGGGATTTATGAGTTTTATAAAAATATATTGGCCTTCTATACTATTACCGATATCGATCCTATTGATCCTGTTGCTTTCAGATCGTGGCTCCAAACAGAGAGTGATATCTATGATGCTCTTGGTGGTTCTGCTGGTGTTGACCTTTTCATGGCAACGCTATTTGATATCGAACTCTCTGATATCGATACCATCATCAAACTGGTACAGTTCAGAGCACGTCAGCGTCGACAACTTAATAACCTACAAGAGTTAAAGAACCTCATTGCCAATAAGGGTCAGTTAGATAACAAGGCTATCGATAAGATAAAGAATCTAACTGATCAGATCAACGAGTTAGAGGATGACTTAGAGTACAATCCTTTAGCCTCAGTGCGTACAGCCCATGACATTAGGGATAGTATTGATGAGTTATGGAGCATCCCGCCATTCCTTACTACTCAATTTGTTGAGTTAAATAAGGCATTGGGATACACGGATGAAGGTGGATTTTTCCGTGGTGGCGTACACTCGGTAGTCGCTCTATCCGGATTCGGTAAGAGTACTTTCGTAAAGTGCCTATGTAATCACTGGTTAGATAGTGGTTACACAGTTCTGTTTATCAACTTCGAAGAGGCTCAGTCTCACTGGGAGCGTATCTTGATGACTCAGATTATCAAGAAGAACGTGTATGCGGAAGCTGGTTCCATGACTTCCGTTGAGTTATCAAAGAATACCGAGATATTCAAGAGCAAGCTAGAAGAGTGGGGGGACCGACTGATGGTCCGTCATGATCCAGATACCCTATTCTTCGAAGACCTAGAGAAGTGGCTACGTGATATCCTAGGAGATGGTGCACGTAAGCCAGACGTGGTAGTCATAGATACTATTCAGTCTATGTTCATCAAGTCTGGAGGTAAAGCTAGATGGGGAGAGTTCGAACAGATCATGGTAAGGCTCGAAAAGCTAGCTAAGGATATGGATGCAGTATTCGTTATTACTGCCCAGCAGAACATTAACTCGACCAAAGAGAAAAGAGAAGTTGTTAATCAATCCGACATGGGTGGATCAATAACTATTACTCAGAAGTCCACTGTTGCTATGTTCTTGACTCCATTGAAAACTGCAGAGAATGATGAGTCTATAACTGAGAATCTTATGCAGGTACAAATACCAAAGAATAGAGTAACAGGTACGGCATTCGCTAGTGATCCTCCTGTTATAGTGTATGATGATTCAATTAAATCATATGTACCCTTTGTAAAACTGGAAGATGAAAGATATAATACATCTTACATAGAAGATCGCTTTGATGATGGAGGGCCGACCTATTAAGAAGATAACAACAGAAGCCTTAAAGGACTTTCAGGTATGTTCTTTATACTATGACTATAAGTTTGAACAAAATATTCCTATCTCTCCTAATATCAGAGAGAGAAGAATTAATAAATTCGATGAGACAATTAAAAGAGTTTGTACATTCTTCTTCTATAAGAAGCAGGCCTACTCTGAGCCATCTTATCAAGCACTTCTCAACCGTTGGCAGAAGCTATGGTTTGC